ATACCTCCCACCACCAACATTCAACAGATGCGTGAGTTGTGGCAGTTTGTGTATGACAATCACAGGTATTATCCTCAATCGACGCTTATGTGGTCGTCGTTTGAGAGGTGTAGGGAGTTGTTGGGCCCAAAGAGCAAGCCGTTGACAGGAGTGACTGCGCATTACCGCATGGGCATTTTGGGTGTTGGGTCACGTATACTTGACAGCAGGTACATGAAACCACCTCCAGGCATGGGTTTTGCACCCATGCCTTTACCTTCCGCACAAGCTGTCGGGCCGGTGACTCACCCGGCAACCGTGCACAATTCGAAGGATAAGCCATCAGTTGCGGCCATTTTGGAAGGAAGGTCATCGGTTAAGAAGTCAGTGTTCCAGAATGCAGACGGAGAATACCCTGACCTTGCTTTCAATAAGAGTTCAAAGGCAGCACAGAGATTGAACAAGTTTTGGAGACGGTTCTTTCAAGTGTGCCTCACTGATAAAGCAATTGATAATGCTTACCACAAATTGTTTGCGGGCAAGACTTTCAAGGAGATTGCTATGAGTAAATTCTCGCAGGAGGAAGTGGAGGCTATTCAAGTAGAGTTGCAAACAACTTCAGCACCAGAGCGCATCGGCACAAGAAAAGCTAACGGGAAACTTGAAGCTGTTCTGAAGTCTGGCAAACCTGGAAGAGTTGTCGTCGACAACACACTCCAGTTATTGGCCATCAACATCATTTCGACCAGCATCTTTCAACACATCCTCTTTGACCATGATGACGGCATTTTCTACAACATGTCAATCAAGCACAGGTCAAGGGAAGATGTTTTAGATGCCTTTGGCAAGATGATGCAGGACCCATTCAATGACAAAAGCAGAAGAGCGAGTGGACGTGAGCCTAAAGTGCCAGAGACCTGTACCTGGGAGATAGACCAGACAGGTATGGAGCTCCACGAAAGATGCAACCGCCACGGTGAAGGCCTGCTGGGCTACACTTATAACGCATTGATGCGCATTAACCGGCGTGTGTCACACAAGGTTAACGGAGAATTCACGAACCTCCATGAAGCCAAGATTGTGTATGACGTCAAAACAGGTATGCGCATCCGGTTCCGTATTAAGTGCTCAGAGGTGCCGAAAGAGACTTGGTTCACAGCCAAGTTTCCAGACATGTACCTTGATTCCGGTTGGGCATTAACTAGTGGAGTCAATTTTGTGAACGAGTTGAGCGGGGTGTTCAGCAGCGTTACGGAGAATCCCGAGCATTTGTTTGCCTTCAACACAGAGACCAATAAGTTCAGATTACAG